ATATAGCTGGCATGAGCTTGCAAACTTCCATCACAACATTTACTGCTGTAAGTATTATCAGAACATAAACAACCCCTTCTGCTATTGCTTGGACTTGAGTTACTTGGTGTTTTATATTTTTTACTTTTCATTTGTTTAGTTTTTTAATTGTTTTTATTGTTTCTAATTCTGCCCATGTGATAATCTCTTCTTCTTTGTTTACATCCCAGTTATGCAACCTAAACGACAAGTGCATAAACTCATGAAAAAAAAGAAGGTAATCTTTAAAGGTTTTATTTAGTCTTTTTAAATTAATAAATACATAAGGTTTTTTACTTACTTCTTTGTTAGGTGTTTCATTACTCATGCCAGCTATATAAGCATCAGTATTAGTTTCATTATAACACTCACAATCGTTTTTAGTTAAACCATGAATAAAATTTACTTTGTAATAATTAAATAAGTCTTCACAAGAATTACCTAACAATAAGTCATAGTATTTATTACTTATTATTTTCAAGTTGTTTTAATTTACTTTCAGACCATCTTAAACCAGCTTTACCACCCCACAATAAATAGCTAATAGTTCCACAAGCTTTAGTGTCACCTTCATCATAATACTCTTGCGCTCTACTTAAATAACTATGCATCCTTTTTAAGGTTTCAACGCTAATGTTTTCTTTGTTTGCTAATTGTTGCGCTCTAATCTTACCTACTTGTGTAGCACATTTATTATTTATTTTTTTATTTAGTTCTATCCCTCTTTTAGCATTATTACTTACCGCATCAGGATAGTCGTTAAATGTTTCAAGCTCTGTTCTTTTACCTGACTTAGTTCTTTTGTCTTTTTTAATTAAAGCTTTAATATTGCTAAGCATATATTCAGCCTCAGCTTCTTCTATCTCTTGTAGTTCTTTACTCCATTCAGATTTTAAACTTGGGTCTTTTACTTGTGCCTTGTCAGCAAAAAAACCTTCAATGCTAAAACCTTTTACTTTACCTGTTTCTATGTAGTTCTTCCATACATCCTCGTTTTCTACTTTCATACTGATCATCCAAGTTCCTTTAGGTACACTTAAACCATATTTGTTAGTTTTATCCATTTCAGTATCTTCTACAATCCACGATTCAACAACAGTTAAGTTATTAATCTCCATTTCATGTTCAAGTGTTGCGTTGTTCTGCATACTGTTTTGAAAAAATAACTCGCTTGCCCTTCTTACTGTTTTCTCAGAAAAGTAAACGTAAAATGTATTATCTCCGTTCTTTCTAAAGATTGGTTTATTAGGTATTAAAGCTGCTCCCATTAGTAAACGCTTCTCGCCATCTACCTTAGCCAATTTAATTTCTTGTTCTGATAGTGCTACAAAGTCAGATTCTATTGCTGGTAGCTCGACTATGCTAACCGCTTCTATTCCAGTTAGCCCTTCACTATCTTCGTCTAATATTAATTCTATTATATCCATTGTATTTATTTTAAAATGTTGCTTGTGTAATTGTATTATTTTCTAATTCTTGTGCAGTAGTTACATCTCCAGAAACTACAAATGCTTGTACTGGTCCTTGTTGACCTAATGCACCAGCCACTTGGTTAAATCCAGACTGGCCAACAACGTTAAATTGTGGTGCTTGACTTGGTGATGTTCCAGCTCCGCCTCCAGAAGAAACGCTTTGACTTGGTACTTGTATAGGCGCAAATGAAGCAGCTTCAAACTTTTGTTTTTTAATTTGAGCAACGTTAGCTAAACCAGCAGCAACTGCTAAACCAGCAGCAATACCACCTCTAATTGGTGAAGTTGCATCAGAAAATGGCACAAACTGTGATTGAAAGGCTTGGACAGCACTCAAGTAAGTTGTAGCTAATGCTTGAGCTATACTTGCAGCTTGTTGAACTTTAAAAGCCTTTTCTGCTCTTTTATTATTTGCATCTAACTCTTTTTGTTTTACTGCGTTTAATTGCGCAATCTGTTGTTCTTTTTGTTTATTAGTTAAATTTCCATTATCTAATATTTTTTGACTTAACTCTTCTTGTTGTTCTATTACACCAGCGTTTAAAGCATCAAACTTTTCTTGGTTCATTAAAGCAAACTGAGAAATAACATCAGCAGCTTGCGTTAAAGTGTCAACAGTAAATTGTATGTCTGCATCTCTTTTAGCTTTCTTTTCTTCATCTTCTTTATCTTGTTCCTCTTTTGCAATAGCATCGTATTTATCTCTAATAGCTTTTAAGTCTATTTGCTTTTGCTCTTCAAGTGCTTTTTCAAGTTCAATGTTCCCTAAAGCTAATTGAAACTTAGCGTCATACTGCTCAATGAGTTTTGCTATTTCTTGTTGTTGCGCATCGTTTTTTAATTGATTTAATAAATCTTGTTGTTGCTTTTCTTTTGCTAACTCTTCATCTTGTAGTTTTGATTTAACTGCTTCTATTTCTTTTGCTCTTGTTATTTCTTGTTGCTCAAACTTTTGTTTAGTTTTATTGAAATTTATTATAGCGGTAGTTCTTTCTTTTGTTCCTTTTTTAGCTAAGTCAATTGTTTTTTGTAATCTATCTAATTGTATTTTTTCTTCGAGCTTGTCAATTGATTGTAATTCTTTTAAACGATCTAATTCATTTTCTATACTCTTAGCATTAAACTTTTTCTGTTCTATTAATAAGTTTGCTTCAGAATCGCTTAATAATCTTATTCTTTGAGCTTCAAGATCAATAGCAGCTTGAGTTGCCTTTTGCTCATCATCTATTATTTTTTGTTTTTCTGTTGCTATTTTTTTCTCCTCTGCTTGTATTTGTTTATTTAAGGTGTTTAATTCTCTTTGCGTTGTTCTTTGTTGGTTTAATCTTAAAGCTGATTGCCTATTTACTGCTGCAATTGCTTGAAATTGTTTATCAAGGTTAGTTATATTACTTCGTGCAAATGTGTTTTCTTCAACTTGTGCATCCCTTCTTAAAACTAAAACCTCTGTTTCTTTTGCAAGTAAACCTTCTTCAAGTTTTTGCGCATCCAGCAAAGCTTGTTTTCTTTCTGCTGCACTAAATTCTTCTTCTCGTCTTGATTTTAACCTTAATTCAGCAATTTTATTTTCAAGCACAGAACGCTCTACCAATAACTCACGCTCAAGTTTTAATGCTTTTGCTCTATCATCAGCAACCTTAGCAGCTCTTTTAGCCTCATCAATATCTTCTTTAATTAATTTTTTAGTTGCTTCTCCAACTGCTTTTGCTGTTATAGCAAGTACATTAAATTCTTCATTTAATTTTGAAAACCCCTTACTTGCATCTTCTAATGCTGCATCAAAATCACCACTAAAAACTTTTTTTAATGCACTTCCAATTAAACCTATAGATTCAAGAAAAGCCTCAAATTTTCTTATCACTAAATTTTCAAAAGATTTAACAAATGATTTTAAAGTTTTTTTAGGATTTTCAAAAGCTGAAATTATGGCCTCACCTAAGTCCGCAAGCCTATCAATTAAATTGTCTGTAAAAGTTCCAATAATACCAAGTATTTTACTAAACTTATTAGCTCCCTCTTCACTTGATGTAAAGGCAGCCATTAAAGAAGAAACAACAACAACAAGCGCACCAATACCTGTTGAGATAATTGCAAATTTTAAAGTCTTAAAACCTTTTACAACACTTTTAATAGCTGTTAAAGAACCAGTAAACCCGCTAATTAAACCGCCTGTGGCTTTGTCTGCCATGCTTGTAACTCCAGATAGATCACCTTTAGTTTGTTTTAAATCTTTATTTAGTTTTTTTGTACTTTTATCAGTTTCCTTTAAGCCTTCATTAAAAGAATCTACATTTTTTTCAGCTTCTTTTGTATCAGCATTTAATACTATTGTTTTTTCTACCATTACTTTAATCTTATTTGGTTAAACGCTTCTTTAAATGTTGTTGGCACTTTATTAAGGCCTAATGCTATTCTAATGTGTTTATCGTAAAGTTTGTTTGCCTTACAAAATTCTAATGCTTCAATTATTGTTTTCATGATGGTTCGTTTAATAGTTCTAAATTCGTTTCACCTGACTGTAGTTTTGTAGTCATTTTATTTATTGTATATGCTCTTGTGCCGATTACTATTAAATCATTTAAGGTTAAATTCAATAATACTTTTAATGGTAGTATAGCAGAGAACTTAAATATTCTTGTTCTTGTATTAAATACTCTTGTAATGTAGTTTTCATAATACAATTGAAATAAACTGTTATTAGTTCCAGAATAATCTGTCAATGTATAAGTATTTATTTCACTACCAAAATTTAAATTATATGCTGGAGGTGTTGAAGATGTTCCTAATTCATTGTAAGCACTTGGAATCCAGTAGTTATTTAAAGTTTCGTTATCATGACCACCATTAGATAAATCTTCTCTTGTAGCATTTACAAAATTAATACCTGTAGTGCCTACTGAATCTTGATTAATTCCATAAAACATTAATGGCTTGCCTAAGTCTGGCTGCAAATCAATATTTAAAAATGTTCCTATTTGTATGCTTGTTGAAGCTCCACTACCTTGATCAAAAAGCCTTTCATAAATCATGCTCTCAAAAGGTAATTTAATTTGATATACATTCTTTTTACTTGCTACTGACACAAAGTTTAGCTCTCCATATTTTTGATTATTAATTAACTCAAACTGTTGCGCCAATATGCTTTTAGGTTCTGAATATTCAAAATCTACTTCACTAAATGGTATAGCATCACCTACAGTATGTTGGTCAGTCTCTACAAACTCTGTAATGTCATGAGTTTGACCAGATTCATAATAACTGTCTAATGTTTCAACAACAAGCTCACCTTGATAATCTAAACGCGCTAATAAATTATATTTCCTAAATAAACCATTTAAAAAATCTTTCACTTTAAGTTTTGGTATTTGGTCGTTTATAGTAATGAACTTTGAATTAATTAAAACATTATTATTCATTGTCATTCTACCGCTATGCGTTTCAGTTCCTCCACCTTGACCTACTTGAGCTGTCCAAGTTCTCACTAAATCGTATGATAAACCAACAGTTAAATCTGCCTTGCAGCTTATTCTTGCGTAAAATATATTCTTACCGTTTGTAAATATTTGAGTTGCAAAATTATGTAAATCAACTCTGTTTAATCTATTTCCAGTAGGAGAAAAAGGCGAATTAGGGTCAGTAAATATTTCTATTGACAAAGAACTATTACCTGTGTTGTTTTCGCTTCTTGCAAAAACCTCTTGATTGTTTTGCCTTATTATTTCAATTGTATATGGAATTGTGTTTACAGTTGGGCTTACATTTACGGTGAAAACATGGTTTTCTGTAGCCATAAATAAGTCAGCCATATAATAGAAATAACCAGCGCGTTGCATATCCAGCGCAGAACCAGTATTTATTGTGGTTGTTGCAAACCAACCCCTTCTAAAGTCGTTTGGAATACCTACTAAAGGGCTGCCAGATGGCGGAGTCCAATTCATATCAGTTAACGGTTCACAATCTGCGTTAGTTCCTCCACCAGATATATTTCCACAAGTAGAATTTTCAACACCAATAAAAGATTTACTTTTGCTTAAAATTATTTTTCCTTTTTCCCTGTGCAACCACATATACATACTATTAAAAACTGCTGAGTCAAAAAATTCACCTGTTTTAAAATTTATATTGTACTGATTTTGGATTGCTTTAATAATAAGTTTTACTTGTATAGCTGGTTTTAAATCTTCTGGTAATACTCCTCTTTTTTTCTGGTCTGAGTTATGAGTTGAAATATTTACTGGGTTTTGGTGGTCTCCATTTAAGTTATATATATAACTTTGAGAATGAGCTATTAAAGGATAAATTACAGCATCGTTATAAGTAACAGAGTCAGCTGTCATATTTAAACCATTTTCTAAACCTCCTTTAATATTTGCAACAGTATAGTCGTGGCTAAAATTATTTAACCAAGATAAATCACTAAGCTCATCTTCGTTAATTGAATTTTTAAAATCTGTTGTTTCTCCAAAAAAAGTAACCTTATACATAGTTGGTTTTCCCTGCTTCATCACAACCTCATTCAATTGTATTTTACCAGTCTTAAACTCAAAGTGATTAAGTTCTATTTTAGCTGTTGAAAACACTTGACTATCAAAAGCATTAACATCAGGGTTGTACCAATGTTTAAAAATCTTATTATTTGTTTTACTTGCTGGTAAATTAAAAGTTCTACTATAATCAGTAAATAATTTTTCAATGTCCTTTACATCTTGAATAACTTGTGTTAAGCTAATAAGCTCCTCTTCCATTAAATCAAGCCTAACAAAATCTTCTTCTGTTGTTAAAACCGCTGTTTGCTGTGGTTGTATGTATAGAACTATTTTTTGCATTATCTAATATTATTTACTAAGCTAAATGACTTTTCAAAATTCATTGTGTAATTAATTAACCTATCATTTAAACCAGTCTTGTAAGTAAATGAACTGTCTTTTAAATTAACAGGATATATTGTATTAGTTGAATCAGTTAACCAAATGTATTCACTAACCATTAATTCCTCAAAATATACATTAGTTAACTCGCTAACAAAACCAGTATTTAAAGAAACGCTTTCAGTTGCATTTGAATTAAAAGTTTTCTTTGCGTGCGCTGTTGTTGAATAAGTGTTGTAAGTAATTGTTTCTTGACAGTCTGGACCTTCTTCTGGTGGCTCTAAATGAACACTCCTTGCTTTAAATATACTTGCATTAAAGTTTTCGCTTTTTGAGTCTAAACTATCAGTTGATTTTTTAAAGAAAAACAGATCTTGAGTTGCTCCCCATCTATTTACAAAAGATAATTTATTTACAGGGTATTTACATTCAGAAATCCTTTTTAAAGTTAATGTTGTAGAAAGGTCATCGCCATAATATACAATTACGCTATCAACTTCAACTGCTGATGTATTAGTATATTGAACATATCTAATCTTTTGGTTTTGGTTTCCATTGTCAGTAAATGAATCTGTTTGAATTACTGCTGCTCCTCTTTTCCATTGTAGTGATGTAGCTTGTTCAACGTTTACAGGAATTGTTATTCTACTTCCTTCATGATATTCAAAGTGTGTACCACTAAGCATTACAACAGGCTCGGTTGTATAGTTAGCACCATCTTTAAAATGATTGTAACCCTCTTGAGCTAAATAAGTGTTTGAAGTTATTGAAGCACCATCTACTAAAGAACCATCTGCTTGTCTTGGAGATGTTGCAACAGTAACCCAAATAGATTGCTTGTATGCTGAGGCAGAATAAACTCCAGTAAATACTTGAACTATATGATCGTTTACTATTTCACTAATATCTACACTAACAGAATCTTCGCTACCAAGTGGCTTTTTTTGTAGTGAGTAGGTTGCATATAAATCGTCACATTGTTCTGTTGAACTACTTAAACCACCAAATACAGTTATATTAATTTGAAAGTAATTTAATTCACTATCGGTTTCTTGAGGTGTCCTTATAAAGAAAGGGCTTCTTGTTCTTATTATTGTACTCATTCTATTTCTAAATTATCGTTTAAAAAGGCTTCTAACATTTCATCTTCAAACAATGGCAATGCCTCTTCAAAGGGTTTTGTAAAAAACAAACTTGCTCTAATTCCTTTTCTAAATATGCTGTTTGCTATTATGTAATTAAGTGATTTACGTTTTATAAATTTACCTTCACTATCTCTTGGTGCTATACCTGATTTAATTGACCATTTATCAAATGCTGATGGCGGCGGCATTTTATCTCTGTATCTAAATGGACTTGCAGAGCTTTCTGGATAAGTTGACTTAGAACCTTTGACACCCTTGTCTAAAAACTCGCCATACTTTTCACTTAAGAATGAAACCTTATTATCTTTAATAGTATATTCAAGGCTTTTAGATAACGCACCTGACTTGTTATGAGTTCCATGCTTACCACCTTTTACAAGGTTTTGTCTTGACTTGTTAATAACAAACTCAGCATACTTTTCTAATACCTTTTTAAACTCGCTCATTAGCAGTATGTCATTTCGTCTTTAGTACCACAATCAAAAGTAACTGCCCATCCAGCAAGCATATTGTCAAATCTTTCTGTAAAAGGTTCACAAGTAGCTGGATTAATTAGCTCAAATTTATCTTTGTATAAATCACTTTTTTGTAATATTCGCATGACTCTTGTAGCCAGTGCTAATTGAGTGTTTAATATATCTTGTCTGTTGTCATTACCCCTATATAAATCAGTTACTTGCTCGTTACTAATATCTACTAAATCCATGAAGAAAATAGTAATGTTAAAAGTTACGTAGTTGTTGTTTATTGTACTGCTATTAACCATCACGTGAGCTAATGGGAATAAGCTTTGCTTCTTTAAATCAATGTCAGCAATATCACCAAATGTTATTTCATTATTAAATGGTTCTGCTACAACTACTTCTTTGATCTTGTCTATTATGTTGTAAAAACTGTTCATACTAATTTTATATAAGTTGGAGTGTGTTCCCCTAAGTCTTGTTCAATAAATTCGTTAAGGTTGTCAATAGCTTCGTCAAAGTCAACGCCATCTCTTTGTATTAATAAGTCTAAGCAAATCCAATAACCATAAACCGCTTGAACTGGATTAGTTGCTGTTACCCCCAAAAATGCTTCTTCAAATCCATCTACAAGAATAATGTGTTCATTCTCAATTAATAAATTACGTTCTGTCAGTTCTTCTAATATATCGTCTTTTGTCATTATTTGTTTTTTAATAGTTGTTGCTCTAATTCATATTTATCCTTCTCAAATGCTAAGTGCATCAAGCAGGTGTGTAGTTTTGATTTTGTGATACTATCGTATTTAAGAATGTTCCCATTAGTAAGTCCGTAGATAGATTGATACCAGCCCCATTTTGCAGCGAATCCCGCATTTGCTGAGGAAGCTCGACCTCCTCCTGAGTTGCTAAATAATTCAGGGTAGTTTTCAGTAATTCGCTCTTTAAATTCCAAAAAAAAACAAGCGCACCAAATGCAACATCTAAAGTAATTTCTGTCATATCGTACTTTTCAGCACTATCGTAATCTTCTATTAAGTATTGTTTTTTCTTTTTAAATGTTATTGGTCTAAATAGAACGCCCATTGCTTTATGCATGGACTCCCAGTCAGCAAGGTAAGTGTCAAGATCAACGTATTCACCAAAGCTGATGTCATCGAGTTTAGGTATAAATCCAAATTCTTTACCATTCATTTCGAATCTATCTATAAACTTAGGTGTATTAGTAAACAACTTTGTAAGTTCTTCAGTAATATTATTAATGTCGCTTGCTTTTATTTGTAGAACATTCTTTAGTGGTATCTTACAAAAGATTTCAATCATCTTCTGTTGTAGAAATGAATCCAGTTCTTTACCCTCAGCAATCTTTAACCACTTTTGGTATTGATTTAAAGTAACTTCATTAAGTGTTTCTGGTATGTTAATAGTAAGTTTCATTTATATATAAACGTTTTAATTCGTGAATCGTTATATACAAATATAAAAAAAATAGGTAACGCTCTTTTGCCGACTACCTATTTTACCAAAACGCAAATTTAATTTTTTGCTTAATCAAATATATTAATAAATGTGATATTCTCCTAAACTTGGATTCTGTAATTGGTAGCTAACTGCATACCTCAACGCATCAATAGCGTGATTAAAGTTATCTACTGGTGTTTGTGATTTCTTTTCTAACCAACAATAGTTGTTAAACTCTTTTATTAAATCTGTACTATCTTCAGTTATTACTAAATCATAATCTTGTAATAAACTAATACCAAATGTAATACTACCTTGACCTTTAATTGCTGGCACAACATTACAATCTCTGCTTAGTTCTGTTATTAATCTTGGTTCTGCTGAATCACCAACTATTAAATTATCTGCTGCAAACTTTTTATTTAGTTGTAGTATCTCGCTTGTAGTTAGTTTAGTTTGGTAGAAACATAGTTGTATATATATTACCTTATTCTCTTTGTCTATGCTTGTTTTAACTAATGTGCTTGGATCATTGCTAAAACCATAATCTTGGCCAAATACAACTTTACCTACTTGTTGAAACTCTCCAATACTCCAGTCAGTAAATATAACACCCTCAGCTTTATCAAGCCAAGCACCTTCTATTGTATGCTTGTATCTGTTTGGCCTTCTAACCTTCATTGTCTCTATCTGCTTAATATAGCTTTCTGAAAGGTTGTCTATATTGTCTAAATATGTTGTGTGAATGTAGGTAGTATCTTCTTTGGTTATGTTACTACCAGCAGCAACTCCTCTATCTTCAAACCAACGCTTATAAATGAAATGTTCTTTAGTTGTTGGATTAAGTATTAATATCACTCTATTCTCTTGTACTTTATTTCTTACAGATAAATCTATTTTATCAAATATATCTTCGTCGTTAAGTTCCTCAGCTTCATCCATTACCCAAGTGGTTATGCCCTGTAATGATTTAAGGTTTGCTGTTTGGTCTCCTGAGCTTGTTTTAATACCTCTAAAGATTATCTTGCTACCGTTGCCCTTGTTAATTATTTCATCCTTTGTAATTTTAAATTTATCAATTAGGTTTAATATTTCTAACTTCTCAATAAATTCAGGAATGATACTAATACTTGCAGCTCTTAAAGTAAATCGTGTAAATAGTATTGTGTGACCAGCTTGGTAGGTAAGTAGTAATAGTATTGAATTGACAGCAAATGATTTACCAGAACCACGACCACCAGTTACAATAAAGTATCTTGCAAATGATTCTTTAAATACTAAATATTTTTTATTGAGATTTAATTCTTCCAATTACTTCTCTAAAATCAAAGTTAACTTCTTCAGTAGTGTTTACATCAACAGTATCTTTTTGTTTTCCATAAATGCTATCTAACACCATGTTCAAGCCTTGTGCATCTCCTTTCTGTATAACCTTCTCTATAACAGCCATAGCCATTCTATATTCGTTGGTCATCCAAACTTCTTCACCAGTAACTGGATGAATTCCTTTTGTTCTAAGCTCTGCTATTTCTTTTAAAATTGTGCTTCTATTCTTTGAGCCTTTTGGTCTACCTTTAGGATTACCGCTCTCCCCTTTTTTGAATGGTATTAAATCTTCTTTGCTCATTTTTCTGTTCTGTATTTGTTCTGTATTTATTTAAAAACATTAAAAGCTTTCTTTCAATTGCTTTTGCTTTCTCTTTCGTATTCATATTCGTTATATAATCTTTTCATGGTATCAACTAAACCTTTAACACATGATCCGCAGCTGGATGTTTTACGATTTGTTTTAAACACTCTATTGTGAATCTTTAATAGTTCTTTTTGCTCTGGACTGTTAACTACGTTTTTATTAATACTAAAGAAACCTTTTAAATACATATACTCCTCTTCGGTTAAGCACTCAGGATCTTTGTAAGGAAACATTTTATTTAGCTTTTCTTTTCTTGCATCACATCCGCAGTCTTTCCCCAACTTGTCAAATATCCAGTCAGTAGCTTTCTTTATTCCTGTTGCCTTTGTAACCTTTTCTATGCTATCTCCTAAACCTTTACTTTTCATTTCTTATATATGCTATTTTCAACAATACTAAGTAACCAATTAAATCACTAAGTGTGTCTTCTGTCTTGTCGTTTAATCCTTTGTTTTTTATTCTTGCTAACTTGTCATCTATTCTAACTTTGATTGCTTCGGTAGAATCTAACTTGCTAAATATATTAGATGGATTGTTTGCAGTATCTCCGTAGGCTGCATTCTTTTCTAATAACAAGTCTATAACTTCATTACCTATTTTTTTAATTAAGTATTCAGTCTTCATTGATCTTTTTTTTTATTTCTTTAATACAATTGTTTATTGTTCTCCATACTACAACATGTGAGATGTTTGTTGCTGCTGATAGTTTTCTAATACTGTGAAATTTCTTTCTATATAAATTGAATAGCTTTCTATCAAACCAGTAAAACTCGTTAACTATATCGTCAACCATTTTCTCTATATCTACATAGCTATCGTTGTCAGCTTCTACTATGTTTTTTAAATCTTTTTCTATTAGTATATCTTTGTCTACTCTTATTGTATCAATGAATATATTGTGCATCATCTTATATATAAACGCTTTATTTAAAGAATCGTTATATAGAATGTCATTAATTTTTACTTTACCGTTGTAAATTTTACTATGTAAAGCAATATAAAAGTCATGCAATAAATCTTTAGCTGGCACTTTACTGTTGCTGCTAATCTCCTCAGCCATGTTCAACCAAATAGCCTCTTCTCTTACTAATATTTGTAGTATGTTATCTACTTCGGTATTCATCTAACTCAAGTAATATATTTACAAAGTCATCGTACTTTAACGCAATGTAATCATCTTCAAAGTTTTTAGTAAATACAACTACAGGTGTTTTTAATGTGCCTATTGCATCTCCTTTGCTTTGCTCTAATGCTTTCCAGATGTTTAGCTTTTCTTGGTTCTTACACTCCCAGCTATACTCGCTTAATATGCCAGACGTTGTCATTATATCACCCTTTATGCTTAAGCCTCCGCTGTTGGGTGTTCTTCTTATATTAGTGTCGAACTTCTTTGCTAAATCTTTTGCTATTTTTAGCTCGAACCTTTTACCTTTTTGATTTGCGTTTAAACTCATAATTTTTGAAAGTGTTTTCTAATTATCGCTCCAAGCTCAGCGTCGTTAGGATATAACCTGCACAAAAAATTAATACTATATTCAACAGGAGTATCACCACTAACATAATAGCTGTCTTTTGTTTGTCTGTATTCATTTAAAGACCTTTTTTTACTCATTATAAAAAAAATATGTAACTATTGCACCAGCTATAAAACTGATTAAATGTGTTGTAATAATTAATGCTAATAATCCGTTCATTTTTTAAATGTATTAAATTTTTTCTTAAGTTCTGCAGTTTCTTGATACGCTTTTACATTTTGCATTGTTAATAATAATTGCTTTTTATTTATTTCATCAATTGTGCTTCTTAGTTCAATAATGCATTTTAAGCTACTTTGCAGCGTTTCTACGGCATCCAATTTGCTTTGAGTTACCTTACCCACCTTTAAACCTTCTTGAGCCTTTAAAAGCAATATTTCTAATTTGTTCTTTGTTATTGTATAATCTAAATCTGTCATTGTTTTAAATCTTCAGAGTATAGTAATTCATCACCAAGTTTTTTATCTAATGTTTTTATGGTTCTGTATATATCTATGCTTTTTCTTTTTACTTCTTCTTTTTCTGCTTTAGTAGAATCAGTACCTAAGTGTGCATATAAACTACAATCTATTTCAAGTAATTTATCTATTTTATCTTTGTTAGTCCAAGTTTTAAACTCTAAAAACTTTTCTATGTCTTCATATTTATATCTCATTGTTTTTGTTTTAATACGTTATTACCACCAATTGTAAAACCAAGTCCACCGTTATAATCAAAACATAGTGGCTTATCTAAAGTTGGTGTTCCTCCTGTTTCTTTGTCTTTAATTTTTTCTACTCTTACTTGTGTCATCATCCAGCTTTCTGGTGAATTAATAAACCTATGTATTGACAAAAAAGAATCGCATCTGTTCGCAAACACCTGTCCACCTTCAACATCTGATTTTCTTGGTGGTTGTATATAACCAGCATACTCATGGTTCGGTGGAAATACTCTCCTTGCAGATTCTGTCATTGGATGTGTCATTACATAAATTGATTTACCTGTAGTATTGCAAAAGTCTCTTATATCATTGCAGATTAAATAATTACGTTCATATTGGTTTACTCTTCTATCATGGTTTAAACCAGTAAAAGGGTCAAGCGCAAACGAATCGCAATTACTTTGCTTAAATATTTTTAACAAGTCTTTATGGTTATACATTTTTTTATTACTAATAAAAGTAAACCACTCTGAAATTTTATTATTGTATTTATCTATTTCATCTTTACTTAAATCATTTAATTTACATTGTGCATACATTTGAATTAAATCTCTTGTTAATTGTCCAGAACTATTTTCTCCTGACCAAATACACCATTTAACATTATGTTTAATACTTAAGCATAAAAAGTACCATAACATAAAAAAAGTTTTACCAACATTATCTAATCCAACTATCACTGTAAAGGAACCGCGTTTGTGAACATACCACATGTCAAACTCGTTGCCAATTTCTAAACCACGTTTGATTTTACCTTCTTTAAAAGCGAACAAGTATTTTAAGTTATCTTCTTTGTTAACTATCATTTGATAAATGTTGTAGTTAGGTAAGGATCAGTATTATCTTTTCTTATCTTATCTTTTCTTAATGCTTTAGCCCTGCTTAAGCCACCCTTCTTACCGTTGCTAACATTTCGCTTGTGTTCTACTAATCTTTGCTTGTACTGTTCATCAAGCCACTTAATACTAATAGCTTCTTCTTCTATCTTAAACAACTCAGCATCTAATAAGGTACTCCATTGTTTAGGTATTAATGTTTTAATTTGTTTTCTTGTAACGTTACATTCTTTGCTCCAGTAGTAGCAGCAAACTTTCATAAATGCACCTTGAACATCTAAGTCCATAAATGATATTGATCCTGTTATCCATTGATTAGGATAAAATTTAAAGTAAGGTAATTCTTTCATAATTATATAGTTTTGATTTATAAACTTAAAAAATTAATTAATTCTTTCTCTTTTATTTCGTCGTAATTTAAAAAACATTTACCATCATTAAAATTTGTGTTTTCAAATTGTATTCTACTTGCTACTGTTATTATTTGTTCTTTATTTTCAACTATCCAATCAATACCACATTTAGAATCTAACTTTTTAAGA